GTCAGCAACATTTAAATTTCTTTCTTTTAAAGTATTTTGAATGTCTTTAACTACAGAGCCCTCTGGAGTACTCATGTAATTCTTAGTTGCCGCCCCAAAAGCACCTTTTAATCTAGCTTCCCAGTTTTCTAGGGGGGCTACACTAGGAGCGCCATACCCCACTGCCCTAATTTCAGGTGGTTTAGTACTGACCCCCAAAGAGTGAATATCAACCCCACCTACTTCTACGGGTTGGTTACCTATTTCCGTCCCTGTTTCTACGTTCTTAAAAATAATTCTACCCTTTGGAGTTATTTTAACTAATAGCCCCGCTTCGGTAGGGTGGTTCTCAAATTTACCAGATTGTGCAATTTGTGCTAAAGACTTTGCCATAATGCTCTAAATTTACTACTATTTCAGACAAAGGCAACCGCTCAAATCTAAGCGAGTGGTTGATTACCTAACACATTTGATAGCTGTTTGATAGACCTCCTGCGCCTTGATCCCTGTGCCTTGCTTCCTGAATCAAGAGGCTCTACAGCTACCAGTCCGTGACGTTGTCTTGCGACATCCAAACAGATGAAGGCAGCATCAGCTAAGTCAGGTGACTTTCCTAATCTATTCTTGTAGTCAGGTTTGGATTCCAGCTTCATACGTAGGGTAGCTCCCTTAACCATATCATACTTACGACCTACAACTTCCTGCGCTAACTCATTATTAACGCCATACAACTGTTTTGTCCTACAGAGTTCCTTGCCCACGAACCAGAGTTCAGTGACTCTGTTGACATAGAGTTCATTCCCGACAAGCTTACTATTAGAACTAACTCTCTTATCGGAAGCCTTACCACCAAATGAAACACGAAGAATCTCGTCCCCAAACTCAGCAGCAAGTATATCAGCCAAAGGGCTACCAGCGCCTGTTGAGTCTATTCCTAAATCTACGGGAGCTATTTTCCTTTTCTTGCATTCGTCCTTTATCTGCTGGACGATCTGGTAGGAGCGGGGGATCGCTTTGTTGGTGGCATCGTCAGTGAGGGAGAGGGCTTCGTCCAGTTGGCAAACAAACTGACCAGAGGTATCATAACCAACATAACCAGTATAGAGAATAGTTCTATCTCCTCCATTGGTAAAAGCGGGGTCGCAACCAGCGATAGGTGTGGGTGTCCCTTGCCATTCAATCTTGCCCATAGCTCCTGATTTCACTAGCTCTGCATCTGTATAAACTCCATCAGACTCATCTGAATCAAAGAATACGGCACGTACCATTCGGTAGTACCCACGACTCTCCTGTCCTAGAAGGGACTTATCCTCGTCAATCTTCTCCTTCGTTGGTAACCAAGGGTATATGGTTTCTCCAGCTACTATGTTAGGTGACCGTTCTCCATCATATCGTTTATAAAGACCGCCCCACTTTGTCTTCCAACTATCCTCTGTGTTAGGGTCAATGGAGTCCCACCCTTGGGCGGGTTCGCTCCACTCCCCAAAAGCATCCCATCTGGACGCTGGATTGGATAGGCCAACTAAACTGAAAGAGGGGTTCTTAGATAAGTTGGAAAGTCCTGCTTGTAGTATAGCGGTAGATAATTCAGAAAGCTCGTCTGCAATTAAGATGACGTTCTTCTGTTTGATACCTATAAACTTTCCTATAGCTTCTCTTGTTTTACTTCTCTCCGCTGCAATCAAACTGAGCCCAGCTTTTTCTATGAGTGTACCGTTCTCATTTATGTAAGCGACGTTACCGATTGAATCCCGAATCTTAAATGGAGCTCCCTCTAAGACAGTAAGTAAACTGATCACTGATCCCCATATCCTTTTTCGTGCCTCACGTAACGTGGTTGACGTAAGCAGAACTAAAGTGTCTTTCGGGGCAGCTAACCAATTCAGGATTCCCCATGCCGCCATCGTGTGTGACTTGCCTGACGAAGCGGCTCCCCCGATTGAAACGTATTTGTTTTTTATTACTGCCTGAATCATACTCTCTGCCCAAGGATGTTTTACCATCAAAGGTTCGGGGAGCTCAGCATGGTTCCAAAGTTCATCGCACAACCTCCAGAAATAATATTCCCTAGCTTGCTCGCTTTCATGGTTAGACAACCCGTATAATAAACCCGTTACAGTGTTAGTTGCCTTTATGATATGTCCTCCTACATCCATCTTAGATGTATTAGAGTCTATTCTTGGCTCATAAATTCGTAATGTTTGAGTCATTTGATTTGAAATATATATAAGTTTATAGTATATGTTAATTGCTTTGGCACAAAAATCTAAAAAATCTAAGCTGCTTAAACATGCACTCGAAATGTACGAGCAGCAATACAAGCTTGTTACTATAGCTAAGGAGCTCGGGATTAATGTGTCTACTCTCCGTAGGTGGCTAAGAGATGCAGGAGCTCAACCTAAGAAAGACCCACACGGCAGCAACCCTTCTTTAAAAGAAGACGAGCCAGAAGAGGAAGAGTCCACAGACCCGCTACAGAAAACCCTAGATGATAATCTTGAGGGTAAAACCGATGAGGCAATCAGGGTTGCTAAGATGGAAGCAAGGGTGGAAGAGGACAAGAATCTAATGGATGTGGCCCAATCCCAATCTTCTCCCGCAGATAAGTACCAGTCCTATATAGCAGCAGCTTCTATTAGGTTGCTGCGGGACAGTATAAAGAATTTACGTGGCCCCCGCACAGTTAAAGAGCTCTCTGAATTAGATCAACTAATCAGGAGAAATCTAGGGTTAAACGCTAAAACAGCAGGGGGTTCGGGGAAACTACAGATTGATATAAGTATCTTAAACAACGCAAAGGCAGACCGTGGTAACGGAGCTGTTAAAATTGAAAAAATAGATGAGGATAAAATAATCGATGTTGACCCAAACGAAGATGCCTGAAACAAAAGAAGACCCCGAACACCCAATCCTTTTATTCAATGGGTTGGAGGATGCCTACATTGGAACAGTTGAACAATACGGTAGACCTCCTGTCGCTTGTTACTCTAAACAGATAACAATCGATGTGCTACAAAAGAACTTCGACCTAACAAAGCAACAAGCTTTCGAGAGATATGAGTATGAATACCTACAAACTAACTATTGGGAGGGGACACCATGTTTCTTAGACGACCTCTCCCAAGAATAATGTTCGAAGACAAAGTGGAGGAAGATAACCCCACTGTTGTTATTCGAAAAGCAGTTGATGAGAAGGAGTTCATTTATGTCTCTGAAAAACGTGTCGGTAGGTACTATCGAGTTATCCCGAATTCAGCTAGAGAAGTTTTCTACATACAAATGCTCCTCAAGAATGTGGATGTGTTAGTGCCACAAGAAGGGGACGGTTTAATCTTATCAGCGAAAGTAATAGGTTATTGTGATAATAGGAGTCGATAACGGACTTAGTGGAGGGCTGGTAGCTATCTCAAAAGAGACAGGAGCAGTCATCGAGAAAACGATAATGCCAACACTTCACCGTTGTAAGAAACGGGAAGTCGATACAAGGGCAGTCTACGAATGGGCAATGGCGCTAGAGTCTGAGTTTATCTTTGCGATAGAGGAACCACTACGACACGCAAAGTCTTCTCAAGCTGTTCGTTCAATGGGGATATCCTTCGGCAAATTGTTAGGGCTGGCCGAAAGTCGACAATGGGATACCCGTTGTGTGCAGGTAAGGAACTGGCAGCGCTCTATGTTAGGGGATCTACTGCGCTCTCACGACACCAAAAAAGCGGCCCTAATTAAAGCAAACGTAATTGCCCCCGATGAATGCTGGCAAAAAAGTAAACGGGCCTCTAAACCCCATGACGGGATGATTGATGCTTTCCTGATAGCCCGCTATATACGCAGAGAATTCTCCTTTGATCAGGGGTTCTCAGAGTAAGTTGAAATTTTTATTGACCTTTGGTCAAGTTCTTTTACTTTGAGGGAATGAAAGAATTATTCCCCGCACAAGCTGATGTGTGTGACTTCTTTGAAGTAAAACTAAAGAACAATATATGCACACTGGATTCCAGTTCCGTTGGTACAGGTAAAACTGTAGTCGCCTCCCACCTAGCACTCCGTCTTAAAAGACCTGTTGCTGTCCTCTGCCCTAAAGCCGTTATCCCTGCATGGGAACGTGAGCTTGAAGAAGTCGGGATAACTCCTGTGTTTGTGCTTAACTACGAAAAGATAAGAACAGGTAATACTCCCCACATGACTAAAAGAGGGAAGAAGATTATGAATTGGCATGTACCAAAAAATACTCTTTTCCTTGTTGATGAGATACATAAATGCAAAGGACCGTACACGCAGAATGCACAGCTTGTAATAAGCCTAATCAAACAGAACTTTTGTATACATGGAATGTCGGCAACGGCCTCAGAAGATCCAACAGAGATGAGAGCCCTTGGGTATATGTTAAACCTGCATAGCTTAGCAAAATCCGAAAGAGGATTACATAATTGGTTTGGGTGGATGAAGACACATGGATGTTATCAGGACGAATGGAACGGATGGCATCTGAGAAAGAAGAATAAGTTAGAGAAGATCAAAGAAAGAATCTATGGGGTGATGGGAGCGAAGTTAACTGTCGCTGACTTCCCAGAATCTTTTAGGAATAATAGAGTGTTCGTGGAACCAATGCAGTTTGCTGACTCTAAAAAGATCATAGGGATATATAAAAAGTTAGGGCTTACTCCACAGATTATAAAAGACTTAATAGAAAACGGGACTGTAGACGGGAGTGACCATGTGATTGTTAATATTCTAAGGGCTCGTCAACTAACGGAAGCCTTGAAAGTTCCTGACTTAGTAACGTATGCTCAAGACCTAGAAGAGCAGGGCAACTCTGTAGTGTTGTTCGTTAACTTCAGGGATACAGTTGACGCTCTATGTATGCAGTTGGAGTGCGCCTCCATCGAAGGAGGTCAAACGATTGAAGAAAGGCAGAAGGTGGTTGATGACTTCCAGAGTGACGAGACACACATAGTCGTTGCCAACATTGCGGCAGGGGGTACTGGACTATCATTACATGATTGTAATGGGGATAGGCCAAGAGTTAGTTTGATATGTCCTTCGTTCAATGCTAAAGACTACCTCCAAACTTTAGGGCGCATCCACAGAAACGGAGCTAAGTCCGATGCGCTTCAAAAAGTTTTGGTCACATCAGGGTCTATCGAAGAGAACGTCATAGACTCGATTGAAAGGAAAGTTAACAATATGATAGAATTACATGGATAATCAACCAGATCACGGAAGTAGAGGACACGCAGACTTTAGTCCATCAAGTCTTAAATATGTAGCTGGCTGTTCTGGCTACGAAGGTAGGTCAGGCACAAACGCCGCCGCTGAGAAAGGGACACGGATACACGAAGCCCTAGAGGTACGTGACCCCTCTGCCCTGCACGATGAAGACGAAGTACTGATTTATGAAGCAATAGTCGAGCAGGAGGAAAAGTACATACAGGACTTTGCCAAAGGGGAAAGCTACGTAGAGGAGAATGAGATCCTTTTGGATGTAGACT